GACGCCCTGGACAAGGCCCGGAAGGCCGCCGCTGACGCGCAGGCTGCGCTCGCGGGGGGCGGCGGCGGGCATGCGACGCCGAACGGCGCGGTCACGGTCGCTACCAGTGATCCCGCGCCCGAAGACGCGACGGGTAAGCCTGAGGGGGCGCTGTGGGAGGTCCGTGACGGTGGGACGATGGTGCGCCGGTGGGTCCTCACGTCCGGCACATGGACGCGCGTCGGCGTCGGCGCGGACTACATCGCCGCGAAGGCGGTCGGGCGCGCGCAGATCGGTGACCTGGCTGTCGGCACGGCGCAGATCGCCGACGCGTCAGTCACCAATGCCAAGGTCTCTGACCTGTCGGTCGATAAGCTCACCGTTGCGGGTGGTGCGAAGTTCAACAGTGCGGTCATTGACACGCTCATCGCTGACCGGGCTTTCCTTGGGAAGGTTGCTGCGACTGCGATCACTGTCATGTCGGATAACCTCATGCCGGACCCGTATTTTGACCATGCGGAAAACGGTGTGTGGACGCCTGGCAGCGGCGGCACTTTCACGGTCCCGCCCTCTCAGTATCTTGGGCATACGCGCGCGTCGACCGTCCTCGCGCAGCGCACCGGCGTCTCGGATTTCACGGCGGTAGGCCCCACCCTGGCCGCTGCGAACCGTGTCCCCTGCAAGCCAGGTGACGTTCTTGTGGCGTCTGCCGCGTGGTACGCGCTCGCGCCGATGGGAAGCCTCGGCGGGTCGGGGTTCGGGGTGCGCGTCGCTTTCTACGCGGAAGACGGCACGCGCGTCGCTGCCCCCGTGTGCGGGTCGACCATGCCGGTTGCTAACCATCCGGTCAACAGGTGGTTCACGGTCGGCGGTGACGGCCAGATGACGGTCCCTGACGGGGTGGTCAGCATGAGCGTGGAACCTGTCTTCATGGCCGCGAAGGGCGCGACGGTGAGTGCTCCCATGTATGTCGGGCACGTCGACGTGCACAAGGCCGTCGGTGCAGTTGACATCAGGGACGGGGCGATCACTGCGGGTAAGATCGCCGCTGGGTCCGTCGACGCCACCAAGATCAACGCCCAGTCCATCGCCGCCGCCACCGGCAAGTTCATGAAGATCACCACTGACCAACTGGTAGCCGGGACCGCGAAGATCGGCGGGGACCTGATCGCCGACCGCATCACCGGCAAAACCATCGTCGCCGGATCCGGGTCGAACGCCGTCACGCTCGGCCCCGACAAACTGACCGTCAGCAAAAACGGCCAGCCATACATTACGCTCGACCCCGCGCAGCCATACGGCATGGCGATCAAGTCGCCGACGTCAGACACGATGCTCTCTCTTGCATCCATCATTTTCGGCGCATCTGGTTACGCGTGGTCTGGCACGTGGCCGCCTGACTCGTACGGGTACTCGGCGACGAATTTCAAGGTCCCGGCGGCGTCGTCTGGCCGCGCCATGATCATTGTCGTGACCGGGTACGATATGGGTGCCCAGTCCCCCGCTAACCGGTGGGGAGATATTCAGGTAAACGGCACCCGCATCTACGAGACCGCAAACCAGTATTCGTATAACGGGTGGGATTCTGGGCAGCTCGTCATGATGACCATGGCCACCGGCCAGGCCACAACTGGTGAATGGGCGATCCGAACCAACCTGTGGTTCGGGGTCGATTCGACCAGCGGTTTTACCAGGTGGTCACAGCGCGACATCTCGGCGCTCGTGATCCCCGTCTAGAAAGAGAGAGATGTATGATGTGGGGAGAGTCCGAAAAACTCGTGTAGAATAGTGCGCTGCCACATGTTATAGGCGGCTTCGTTTCCATAGCTTTATATGCCGGGAGTGGCCCGAATACAAGACCCGCACTGTGGGGAATACGGCCGGCCGATTCTACGCGGTTTTTCGGCTCCCGGCCACCACTCTTTCGTGGTTGGCATCCGAAATACGCCTACGTAGAAAGTAGTAGCACTGATGGAACTCATCCCGTTCACCTATGGAGACTCCTCCCTCCGAGTCGTCGAAATCGACTCCCAACCCTGGTTCGTCGCAAAAGACGTATGCGACATACTCGAACTCACCAATATACGCCCCTCCCTCGCCGCACTCGACGAAGACGAAAAGGGGGTACACACTATTTACACCCCTGGGGGAAACCAAAAGATGACCGTCATCTCCGAGCCAGGCCTCTACAGCCTCATACTCCGCTCACGCAAGCCCGAAGCCAAGGCCTTCAAGCGCTGGGTCACGCACGAAGTCCTTCCGTCGATTCGGCGGCACGGCATGTACGCGACTGAGTCAGTGGTCGATGCGATGCTGGCTGATCCCGAGGCGATGATCCGGACACTGACGGCACTGAAGGAGGAACGCGCTAAGCGCGCCCAGCTGGAGAAGCAGGCGCAGGCCAACGCCCCCAAGGTCCTCTTCGCTGACGCCGTGGCATCCGCGAAAACCGATATCCTCATTGGTGACCTAGCGAAAATCCTGCGAGGTAACGGCGTTGACACGGGGCAGCGCCGCCTTTTTGAGTGGATGCGCGAAAACGGATACCTCATCCGACAGAAAGGCTCGTCGTTGAATATGCCCACTCAAAGGGCTATGGACATGGGTCTGTTCAGGGTGAAGGAGTCGGTTGTCACTCACGCGGACGGGCATACGACGGTTAACCGGACGACGAAGGTCACGGGCCGTGGGCAAACTTACTTCGTGAACAAGTTCCTCGCTCACACGGCCAGGGACTGACCCATGCGGGGGGAGGGGACAAGGCGTCTCCTCCCCCCTTCTTTGTTGCGTGCTTGAAGCTTCAACCGGTGGGGTGATATTCAGGCCACAGTGTAAAATTGTGTGAGACGCCCAACCGCTACTCGTGCAACTGTTAGGACTGTTGTCACAGCGCGACATTTCAGTGGTCGTAATCCCCGTCTAAAAAGGAGAGGTAAATGTCACACCAGCACATCAAGGGGCCTATGGTCCCGGACGCGGGCGACCGCATCATCGAGTCCATCGACAAGATGGTCAGCACGTCCGGCCTGGTCCGGGCGGTCGCCACGACAGACGAAGCCCGCAACATCGTCAAGGCAGCGCAGGCCGCCGGAAACGGCCCCACGGCGGGCAACCCCATGTATTTCCTGATCCACAACCTGCTCCTGTCTAGTGCGGGTGAAACCGCGGGCGGCCTGCCCGTGCTCCGCCCGTCCATGACCGTCGACTTCGCCACAGCCAACAGCACGGTCAGCGGCGTGGTGGAACTGAACGCCGGCGACTACAAGAAGCTATGTGACGCACACATCGAAGCACGCCCTTACCAGCGGGTAGCTTTTGCCATTGGCTCCCTGTGGGGCGTCAACGCCACCGCTCAGCAGTACACGGACCTCGAGGTCTGGATGAACGGCATCAAAGGCCGCTCCCGCCTCGGATCGTGGGATGACTCCACGTCGGCGCACTGCCTAGGCGTGATCCCCGCGAACACGGTCCCGGACTGCTCGATGTGGCTTCTCGGAGCCGGGGCGAACGGCACGAAGGTCACCGTGTCCGCCGATGACTGGTCCAAGCTGTCAGTTCTCGCATTCCCTTGTCCGGCACTGTAAACCGGGTGTGGGCTGCGTAGAATGTAAAGACCAGCACATCCACTACTTAATGTGAGGAAAATCATGACCGCGAAGATCAAGGGCACGATTGTCACGCCGGACCAGAAGCCAGTCCGCGTGACCGTCCACGCCGCCCCCGTCCCCGAGCCTGCGGCCCCCGGCGGCGGGACTGTCATCATCGCCGGTGACATCGCCGTCGATCAGACGTCCCCCCTCGACGTCGACGTCCTCCCCGGCACGTACAGGCTCACCGTGTATGCGCCAACCAGGATGCTGACCGCACGCTCAGTCGCACTGAAGGACGGGGACACCCTCGACCTGGCATCCATCCTCGAGGGCGCACCCGACCCGGCTGGCCAGGCACCCGGCGTCGCACTGATCGACGGGGACGGCAAGCTCCTCGCCTGCGCAAACATCCAGGTCGTGCACTCACGCGAGGAAGCCGACGCCCTCCCCGACGGCACAGTGTACGTCCTGGCCGCGAGCGCCCCCGCGCCCGTCACGCCGGTGACGCCGGATCACGGTGGCGCGCCGCAGCCCCCGGCCCCGGCTCCGGCTGGTGTGCAGCTTGTCGACCACGCGGCAGGCCAGGCCATTGGCGACACGATCACGGTCATGCTGAACGGCCAGGCGGGTGATCGCGCTGTGGTCGCGATCAATACGAAGGCTGTTTCTGACCAGTCGTTCACATGGCCGCCCGACTGGACTGTCCTGGTGGAACCCTACTGGGTGGGAACCGAGCAGTTCACGGTAGCTGCGGGTCCGTGGTCGCAGACCATCGATGTCAAGACTGCGAAGCCCGTGGAGGCGGGCTGGGCTGGGTTCGCGGTGCGTGGCGGCGGCGCGCCCACGGTCGGCGCTGTCAAGGACAGGACCAAGGACCCGAAGGAAACAACGACTGTCACCGCGCCCGCAGTCGACGGCGCTGCGGGTCTGGTGCTGGCGTTCGGTTTCGAGCGGTCGGCGGCGGCGGAGGCCCGCGACCAGATCACGGTTTCGACCGGCTGGGAAATCGTCGAGTTCGCGACTCAGGACGGCGCGAACTACCAGACGGTTCTGCTTGCCAAGTGGTCGGGTTCTGGTGAGGCGACTGGCATGGTCGCGACCTACCCGAACGCTCAGGCCACGAACGGCGCTGGCGTGCAGGTGGTGATCCCGAATGCCTGACCTGCGTGTGCATGTGCGTCGCCGCGCGGGCGGGGACGAGGCGGGCGGCCTGTACCTGCGCCGCCGGGCGGGCGGTGATGTCGCGCTTGCGGTCAAGGGCGTCGAGGTCGCTCCTGAGCCTGTGCCTCCCGTGGTGGATCGTGACCATGTGGCAGAATTCCTCGCGGCCACGCCCTTCTACGTGGCGCACAGGTTGGGCGGCACCGAGTATCCGGAGTTCACGCGCCGGGGCCTGGACGCGTCACTGGCCGCTGGCTTCAAGGCGTTCGAGCTGTCGGTGCGCCGGTGCTCGACCGGTGAGTTTGTGCTGATCCACGACTGGGTGACCACGCGTACGGTGCCGGGCACGGACTACCAGATCTGGAATACACCCTGGTCTACGCTCGCGGGCCTGCAGCAGGCATCCGGAGGTTTCATGCGTCTGACCGACGTCATGGATTCCGTGCCCTCTGACGTCGTGCTCGCTATTGACCACAAGGTCACAAGTGACAAGCCGACGTCCAGCACCGGGGACATGGAGTCGGAAGCCGCGCTGTTCGCGCTCCTCGAAGAGCGCCTAGGCGCACAGGCCCAGCGCCGCGTCATCATCAAGCACTTCATCCAGGGCGGCGTCGCAGCACGCGCAAAGGCCAAGGGCTACCGCACGATGTGCATGATGTACCCTAATGAGGTCGCGGGCGCGCCCCTGACCGACTGGGACATTTTGGGCATGGAATGGAACGCCCCTGACGACGTGTGGGCGACGCTGCGCGCCACAGGGAAGCCGCTGATCGCACACATCATCACCACCCAAGCACAGGCCACGCGCGCCCGCGAGCGCGGCGCGACCGGCCTCATGTCATCCGTCCCCTCCCAGGTTCACCCGTAACCGCAGGTAGGTGCGGTAGAATGTGACCACCTGATAGAGAAAGGAAAAGGCAATGCCTGAAGAGCCTTACCCCGTGGAAGACATTCCGGACACCGGCAATACGTCGCCTGCCGACGTCGCGCCCATCAGGGAGGTGAAGTATGACGGCTAAGGCGTATGACGTCCTGCGCGTCGCCGCAGGTGAGATCGGCTATAGCCGCTGGGACGATCCTGAGGAGGGCACGAAGTATGGGCGCTGGTACGCTGAAAAGCATGGCGCATATTTCGGCTCCTCCGGCGTCCCGTTCTGCGCGATGGGAGCCTCGTGGGTGCTCGATCAGGTCGGCATGGAGCCGCCCGGCGGCGCGTTCGCCTACGTGCCCGCCGGTATCAACGCGGCTAGGTCGGCTAAGCGCCTCCTCGCAGACGTCGAGGACGCCCAGGCGGGTGACCTCGTGTGTTTCGACTGGGACGACGACGGCATTTCTGACCACGTGGGAATCGTCGAAGCGAACTTCGGCGATTACCTGCAGACCATCGAATTCAACACCGCGCCCGGCTCCGGCGGGTCTCAGGGTAACGGCGGCGGGGGGGAGCGCCCGCCCCCCGGACGCGGCAGCGGCACAGCCGCGCACACCCCC